AAAGGAATGGAGAGAGATATCGTCGTAATGAATACTGTTTGGACATGGCCTTCGTGGAAGAATTATTTAGCCGGGACGCCGCAACAAATTGATGAAGAACTTAGAGTAGCCTACGTAGCTATTACCAGGGCAAAACATGAACTTTATTTATACGAACCACCGAAGGCTACTAAAACGGAAAATTATTTTCCCTTTGGAGATTTATGAGTGAAGATTCTTTTCACAGAAGATGGAGACCAGACTGGGATGAGATTGAAAACCCTGACAACAATGATAGGAGAATATGAGTACATATAATAAACAAATTGGAGGAACACATTATCGCCGGATGAAGATTCAGCCGAGCAAATTTGTGATTGAGAATAAATTGCTTTTTCCGGAAGGAAATGTTATTAAATATATCTGTAGACATAAGTATAAAGGAGGAAAGCAAGACTTACTAAAGGCAAAACATTTTATAGATATGATTATTGAAAGAGATTATTCTTAATGCAAGCGCCATTGTTTAGTGCAAAAACAGAGTGGTGTGAACCAACCAGTTTTCCAGATTTATCCAGCTATGAGGAAATAGCTATTGACTTAGAAACCAAAGATCCAGATTTAGTTAAAAAAGGCTCATGCTCTACACGCGGAGGAGGAGGTGTGGTAGGCATAGCAGTCGCGGTTAAGGATTGGTGTGGGTATTATCCTATCGCGCATGAAGGCGGAGGGAACATGGATCGTAAACAAGTCCTCAAATGGTTTAAGGATATTCTAAAGACTCCTGCTAAAAAAATATTTCACAACGCCGTATACGATGTCTGCTGGATTAAAAGACTAGGGCTCACGGTCCACGGAACTATCGTAGATACAATGATCGTGGCTTCACTCGTTAATGAAAATAAATTTAGATATGATTTAAATTCCGTTGCCAAAGAATATACAGGTATTGGAAAAAATGAAGCTGCTCTTCAATCCGCAGCCAGAGAGTGGGGAGTAGATCCCAAAGCTGAAATGTATAAACTTCCTTCAATGTTTGTTGGAGAATATGCTGAACGAGACGCTGAAATTACTTTAGCTTTATGGCAAGAATTTAAAAAAGAAATTGCATCACAAAACTTACATTCCATTGTTGAATTAGAAACTGATGTTTTACCTTGTGTGGTAGAGATGAAGTGGAGAGGAGTGCGCATTAATGAGGATCAAGTCGCGGTTATAGAAAAGAAACTTAAAAAAACTTATGACGAGTGTTTAAAGTCTGTTAAAGCAAAAACAGGAATCTTTCCTGAGGTATGGGCCGCCCGTAGTATTGCTCAAGTTTGTGAAAAATTGGGTGTTAAAGATATGACACGAACCGAAAAAACAAATGCTCCTTCTTTTACCAAAAATTATTTATCTAACCATTCTCATAGACTTATTAGAAACATAGCCACTGCTCGACAAATGGATAAATTAAGAAATACTTTTATAGAAACTCTTAAAAATTATGTTGTTAAAGGAAGAATACATGCGGATATTAATCAATTAAGAGGAGATCAAGGAGGTACCTTAACAGGAAGACTAAGTTACTCTCATCCAAATCTTCAACAGCTTCCTAACTACAATGATTATGGAATGGGGATACGCTCTATATTTTCTCCTAACTCTGATGAAGAGAAGTGGGGCTGTTTTGATTATTCCCAACAGGAACCACGTCTTGTGGTTCATTTTGCTTTACGCACGCCTGGAATTATTGGTGTAGATGGAATGGCAAAAGCATTTAATAAAGATCCTTCTACTGATTTTCATCAAATAGTAGCAGACATCGCAGCCTTAGATAGAAAACAAGCTAAAACTATTAACTTGGGTTTATTTTATGGTATGGGTGTAGCAAAATTACAAGATCAACTAGGAATTAATGATGAGGAAGAAGCTAAAGAATTAATAAATAAATATCATTTCAAAGTTCCTTTTGTAAAACAATTGATGAAACAAACTATGAATCGAGCTCAGACTTCGGGACGTATTCGTACCCTAGGAGGAAGGCTGTGTAGATTTGATAAATGGGAACCAAAAGATTGGAACAGCAGAAAGTGGTATGATACCTGGGAAGAAGCGGCCAATGAAAATGGATCAGGTAATATTAGAAGAGCCTTCACTTATAAAGCTTTAAATAGATTAATTCAGGGAAGTGCGGCTGATATGACCAAGAAAGCTATGGTAAATTTATATAAAGAAAACATACTTCCTATGGTGCAAGTTCATGATGAATTAAATGTTTCAATTACTGATGATAAACAAGCTGAGAAGGTTAAAAAGATAATGGAGGAGGCAGTTCTCCTTGAAATTCCTAACAAAGTAGACTATGAATGCGGAGAAAATTGGGGTAGTATTGATAAAGAAGGGGTAGAAGACGTTGACAAGAACTTCTTTTAATTAACAAGGAGGAACTATGGAAAAAGTGAAACAACTTTGGACCTTGGCAAAAGCCAATCCAAAAATATCTATCGCTACAGCGGTAGTAATTGTTGCCATCTATTTTTTAGTAAACTAGAGGTTATATGATAAATGGCATACTTAAACGTAAACATTCCTGCAACCTATGCGCAGGTCAGGAGAGAGTATCTCTATGATCTTAAAGAACACCATGGAGAAGCTGAAGACTGTTTACTGTTTGGGATTGCATCGATTACAGGGCGTCCCGTCCTTTTTCATGCAATCATGGAAAACGGTGCAGTCTTTTACCGTTTACCCATCTCTGCATTTATTCAAAAAGGATATGATGTCAAAGAAGTTCCTAGGATGCGACTTGATGAGTTGGAGCTATGGAATTGCTTTAGTTACTATCCTAGCATTACTTCTTTTGATGTCCTGGACGGTCAGTCCGGTAAATTCATAGGCAAAGATAAAAAATGGTACGCCGGAGCGTACCTTTTTACAGTTGACTGGGCTCATCCAGAGAGTAATATAGTCGACACCGATCATTCGGAAATTCCGCACGAACATAAGTGCGCTCATGTATTGGCATTAGAAAATGGCAATTATGCGGCTCCGCCAAACAATAGATTAATCTGGAGTATACCATCCTTCACGGTTAAGGATGAAATACCATTCGATTGGAAGGTTCAAACCAGTGAATGGAATGTTGAAGATAGTCGTAAATGGAAAACAGAAGATTCGGATAGATTCTTCTATGAAATTGAGGAGACCAAGGATGATAAAATGGATAAAAATAAAACTTAAAAAGTTTTGGGATTTTGTAAGTAAAGATGGTTGAAGTTAAGTGTAAAAATTGTGGTTGTAATTGCCACTGTTCTTTAAAAGAACATTCTGATATGTATGGAGTGTGTTCTTGTCAAGCCTGCGCATGCGACAAAGGGGTAGTGCAAGATGACACAGGAGAATGTGAAACGTGCCAATAGATCCAAAAAAATGTTGTGGTATGCACTCAAAAGAAAAAGAAGACAACGGAGAGTGCTGTCAAACACAAAACGAAGAAGAAACAAAGGAGCAAAATGAATAAACTATTTCTAGTGCTCGCACTGTTATTTGCCCTGAGCGCCTGCTCGGTAGGCAAAAAATGTACCTATACCCAAGAAGGAACAAAAATTTCATCTTGGATATGGTTTTATGGTAGCGACAAACCGATTGATTTAGACAAAAACAACTGTACTTAGGAGTTTATGAAAATTGATGAAGTATCTGTATATATTTTTAATACTAACACTATTGGTGTGCTCTACGAGAGCCTATTCTGCAGAAACACAAACGAATGTTTCAGGATCGAACACAAGTATTGAAGGTGGATATGAACAAAGTACCACTTACGAATCAGGAAGTGAATCAAGTTCAACAACAACTAATACATCTAATTCTAATATAAGATCAGCTCCACCAACAGCGGGAGCACCTTCTTATAATTCTATGACTCAAGATGTCTGTGCCGTAGGAGCGTCCGCAGGACTACAAACATTTGGTGTAGGTATTTCTGGTGGCAAGCATTTCATTGATAAAAATTGTGAACGACTTAAACTAGCTAGAATCCTTAATGATTTTGGTATGAAAGTTGCAGCGGTTGCAATCTTATGCCAAGATGAAAGAGTATTTGAAAGCATGATACAAGCAGGAACACCTTGTCCAATTGATGGAAAAATTGGTAAGGATGCTCAGGCTTTATGGAATAAATATGACTTTGAGAGACCAGATTATAAAGCATATGTTAAGCGTATGAAAAAAAGAGAAAAGGTAGCACCTACTCCTAACGCCATATCTTTAAAAGAGGTGGATAAAGTCACATGGACAGAACCAAAATAAAAAATCTTATACTTACTTTTTTTGTTTGTTATCTAATAGGCGCATGCGCTTTTAATAAAGTTATCGCCGAAGATGTAGTCACAGGAAATATTTTACCTAACGCTGGCAATTCAGTCAGCTCTTATAACAGCGGAACCACTCCAGTAATATCTGATAATACTTCGGATACGACGATGAGTAACAACACTACTTTAGATGGCTTTGCCATCACTTGCGATACAGCCAATGGTCAAAATGGTGGATGTGGTGCATTTTTCAATTATGATAAAGCGGTGGAAGCCGCACACGATTTAAAAATTACTTCTACAGCAACATTGGTAGGCATAGATGGCACCGGTCAAACGTCTAGTAATACCATTACTTCTACGACAGATAAACTCGATAATGGCATTACGCTAGATAGCACCATCGATATGCAAAATTGTGAATGGTCAGGTTCAGCATTTGCCTGCGGCGACAGTACTGGAGCAGCGGATAGCTATACCGTTAAAGTCAGGATACTCGATAGTAGCAATGAGGAGTTAGCGGCTGTGACTCAGACAAGAACAAATGATGCAGGTTATTATGCCAACTCAGAAACTTTCACCGATCAATTAATTTATACGGGCAAAGGAGCCAGTAAGTACGAATGGTCCTGGAATGGTGTTGATGGATCTGGTTCAACGTCAACCCATGCTAATCAACGAGGTCCTAATCTTTTAGGGGCAAAATTATTGATGACTTTTGATAGTGAAGACTATGTTACAATATCAACTGCATCACAAACAGCTCTTACTAGCATAGAAACAACTTTTGCAGAGCTGGAAGAAATTTTTGCTGAGGAAGTTAGCGTCCTTACAGAGGATCCTGTAACATTCTCTATGGAAATAGAAGAAGAGGCTTCTTTTGAAGAAGAAGTATTCGAAGAACCTGTAATAGAAGAAGAGGTTATGGAGGAGGAAATTTATGAAGAAACAGAGGAGGTCGAATCTTCTTTTGTACCGACAACTTCTGAAGAAGAGGAGGTGGTTTCGCAGGAGGAAGAATCCACTATGGAACCAGCCCAGGAAGAAGAAACTGTTGCAGAAGAAGAGGAAGTAGCTAGCGAGGAAGAAGAACAGGTTGAAGAAGAGTCTACAGAAGTGGTAGAAGAAACAAATGAAGAAGCGGAAGGAGAAACACAAGAAGAGGAATCTGCTAGCGAAACTGCTACAGCATCCACTGTTTCGTCAAAGAAAGGTGCCAAACAAAAAAAGGTACGATCGAAAAAATCTCTCATGGCGAATATGGAGCGAATGATGGATAAAGTTGATGAAGACGTTAAAGACATCGCTAAAAATCTGGCCCTTAAGAATATAATAAAAATAAAAGCTATGGCCAGTGAACAAGCATCATTAGATATGTACAAAAATGCACTATTTTATAGGCCAAAAGACATCTATTTAGAGCAGTTAAATATATTTGATAACCGACAAATTTATGATAATGTTAATTTGTCGAGCTATATCAAGACTGATAAAGTCGCAATCAAGGCGAACGCCTTGCACGAGATCAATCTCAAAAAACAAAGGTTATTAATAGAATTGGAGCAATTAAAAAATGGCAACAAAATTTAATCTAAAAGACCAACTTGCTGGCATCGCTGCACTAATAGCAGCTATCGTAGCAATAGGTGGTGGGTTCGTTAAGTATGGTGAAATTATGACTAAACTTGATGTACTGTCCGAACAGACTGGCCCTGATCTTACACCATTAGCACGACAAATTGGTGAAGCTAAAAAAGGTGTGAGTAATAATCAACAGACGATTACAATTACTACAGAAGATATGTTGGAAAACGCTGGTGAAATTAAAGTTTTACAAAAGGAAATAGAGTTACTTAAACTTCAGATAGAAGAAATAAAAGTAAGCACTTCTAATCCATTGAGTCAGTAATGGATTTAAAAGATAAAATAATTGGTATGGCTTTAGCCGCATTGATTGCGTTGGTCGGCTGGAATCTTCACGAAACGTGGGGTATGAAAGAACAAGTCTTTAAACTCCAACAAGGACAAGAAGTTTTATCTAAACAAATTAAAAAGAACTCTGCTTTTGTTAAACAAAAACTTAAACAAATAAAGAAAAAACACGCTAAGAAGATTATTAATAAAGAATCAAGAAGAATAATAAAAAGAAAAAGAAAAAAAAGAATAAGATTGAGAATGAATAATGAGATATATAATATTACTTTTATTTTTAACTTTATTTTTAAGTGCCTGTGAAAATGTAAGACATAAAATTGGAGTTTCAACTAAACCTTTTGCAACAGATGGTAAATTTGAAGACAGCACTAAATTAAATTACACAATAATTTTTGGAAAAGTACGTCCTAAAGAAGATGATGATTAATAAATATGTCATACACATTATTATTTCGAATATGCAGTATGCTACATATAGCCTGTATGGCACCACTATCAGATGGGGTAACCTATCCTGATTTTTCATCCTGTGTTTTAGCAGGTACTAAAGTTGCTAACGAATTAATAATTAATTTAACCCCTGAAGAAATTAATAAAGACCAATTATATGTGCAATTTGCATGTGTAAAAAAACCTGAATCCAGCATATAAAAATGAAAAAACTCCTTATCATAATATTTAGTTTGCTTATCCCAACATTAGTATTCGCTGCAGAAACACAAACGAATGTTTCAGGCAGTAATACAAGTATTGAAGGTGGGTATGAACAGAGTACAACTTATGAATCTGGCTCTGAATCGAGCAGCACAACAACTAATACATCTAATTCAAATATAAGATCAGCTCCCCCAACATCTAGTGCACCCTCGTTTAGCTCAATGTCACAAGATGTATGTAGTAGTGGGGCTAGTGTAGGTGTTCAAACATTTGGGCTAGGCGTATCAGGTGGAAAACATTTTAGAGATTTGAATTGTGAACGAATTAAATTAGGTAAAGTCTTATATGATTTTGGTATGAAGGTAGGAGCTGTAGCTCTTCTCTGCCAAGATGAAAGAGTATTTGAAGCTATGATTAATGCAGGCACTCCATGTCCTATTGATGGTAAAATAGGAAAAGAAGCTATGAAACTATGGAAACTTTATGATTTCGAAAGACCTGATTATAAAAAGTATGTTTCAAGAATGGCTAAAAGAGAAAAAGTTAATCCAGTTATAAATTTACCTTCAGATACATCAACTGATATAAAAGTTAATTGGAAGGAACCTAAATGATCTGGTTAATTATATTTATAGGAGTTATGGCTTATGCGGTTTATCGTATCAATACTTTTGATGGTGATATTAACATTCGCAACTTCTTTCGCAGAAGATAACGATACAGCTTTTACATCAAACATATTACCTAATGCAGGTGATACTACATCAAGCTATAGTAATGCTGATTTAGATGGAGTAACAACTGGGTCTAGTGCTACAACTCTAACTAATAATTTAGTTTATAATGGTTTTACCATTACATGTGACACACAAGTTTCAAATGCATGTGGATCAGCACATCCTAGTATTGGGGAAATAGAAGCTAGTCATGATCTGACGATGACGGCTACAGGTTCCTTAGTAGGTGTTACAGGAACAAGTACTCCTGATGGAGTTTCCCATACATCTACACAAGCAAAATTAGATGGTGGAATAAATCTCAGTAGTTCTGTATCTGTTCAAAATTGTGAATGGAATTCCTCTAGTTATAGGTGTGGGAGTTATACAGGGGCAGTAGATTCTTATACTATAACAATGAAAATTAAAGATTCAGATGGTAATGTTTTAGCTTCCTCTACAAAAATTAGAACTGATGATGCTGGTTACAATGCTAATGCACGTACATTTGATGATAGCTTACATTATAATGGTGTTCATGCTAATACTTATGAATGGTCCTGGAAAGGAGTTGATGGATCTGAAAGTACATCTGTAGCAGTTAGAGGTCCTAACTTACTAGGTGCTGAAATGGCTTTAG